GGCGCACCGTATACGGTGCGCCGTCATGAACGGATTAAGGCATAAGTGAAGACGGGGGACGGTGAGATGTTAGCACACGGCACGATCGGAACGGCGGTTAACACCGCTCGCCCCGTCGTGTCCGTTTGCGGCGCCGTATCCCGGTATGCCGTCCCTCGTCAGTATGTGCGGGGGATTGTCCGGTATGACCGGCAGTTTATCGGTCGAACCATCACCGACTGGACTACACTAGTCCATGATGTGCCTACCGTTGACAGGGTACGTCGTGCCGATAGTCCGATATCTTTAGGCAAGGTGCGGCATGTTTCCCGCCGTGCTGACGCTGACGGTGCGATCGGTACCGATAACACTGGACGGTCCCGGTTACAGTATCTCGCCAGACGTATCGCCCGGTTAGACGTGGTGACACTGGCAAACAACCAACGGCAGTATTCAGCCGCCGTGGATATGCGCCACAAGCTGACCGTCGAATTGTCCCGCCTCACTGGCCTTGACTTGTCCCGGCGTGGACTGGCCAGTGCCGAAACACGGCGCTATTTGCGTCAGCTTCTCACCGCTGCAGGTGAGACGGTACAGCCTATCGACGCTGCAGCTATGGGCCTGCAGGGTGAAGAGGCGGTGTTATGGTCCGCATTGTGCGGCGCCGCTGCATCTGATACCGGATTGAACGGTGACGAGTACCGCTCAACGGCGGAAGCGTACCGGGACAATGGCCGTGTCAGCCTATACGTTCTGGCCGATGGCATCCGCCAATTTAGCGCCCATGGGCGCATCCGCTATACGGCTCAGCTATTGTGCGCCGTTATGGAAAGCATAGGCGGTGCTATTGTCGTCCGCCGTTCCTTGAAAGTTTCCCGCCGTCCCATGCGGCGGGGTTTCCATGCCGCTGCTAAACCCGCCGTGCGTCGCACAATGGCGGGGGATGTGGCGCCCGTGTTAGACGGGGTAGCAAAGCATACCGGCGCGGTGCGCCGTTTCTTTAGCGATCTGATCGCCCGTCCCGATCGGGATTTGGCAGCCTACGTCACCCCATCATGGGGGATGGATGACAGCGGCCACATCACCTATGGGATACCCCGTACCAAGTCTGCTATCGGGCTCGTGGTCCGGTCAGGCCTTGGTATCGTGGGCGCTATCAGTCTCGCCTAAGAAACGCTCACCGCTTGAGTGCTGACGGGGCATTAGTCCCGGCATCACGTAGGCCGGTTATATACCGCCGGGGTTTAACCCTGTGACGGTGAGACTGTGACGCTCACCGTTTAGACGGCGGAATGCTTTGCTTCTACACTTGCGCCGCTCACAGGCGGCGGCTTGTTCACAAGTGTAACCCGTTGAGCGGCATGGAAAGGTGCTCTTTTGCCCCGTTAGGTACGGGGCTTTCTTTTCGCCCGTTCGTATCCTGCATAGGGTACGGACGGGCTTTTCCATTGACGGCGGATTGTCCCAAGAATGGTACAATCCGCCCGTCCGTGCGAGCGGTCACGAGGGTGACGGTGACGCCCGGTTACCGGGGATACAGGTTACGGCACTTAGCCTATACGCTTATCCCAACCGGCGCTAAAGACGTCGCTGTCGTCAGGCAGAAGCTACCCTGGCATACGGGGGTGGTGACCGTTCACACGGGCGGTGAGCGTCCGATAATCTATTGAGCCGGTTAAATCCGGCAGAGGAGGTTCCTATGCGGTACAAGAGTGACACATATGGCGTTTTCGAGTGCTACACGGACCCCAGCTCGGAGAGTTTCGAGAAAGTCAGCACGACGCTCCTAGACAATCGGCCTGACATTGTCTGGCTGTCTTCCTTAACAGTGTTCGATGACGGGGCCGACAACGGCTACGTCGAGTACAGTAAGACGTGCCGCACGGTTGATGCCGCCCGCCGAGCCATCGATCTGCTGCGGCAGGAGGCCGCAGAGTATATGCCGGGGTGCCCGACGTCAGCGTCAGTTGACCCGGTTCACCTGTTCGCGTGATCCCAGCCAGCCCACCCGTGAGAGGGGTGGGCTGTCATGGGCTCATGCCCTGACATCAGATGAGCCGGTTAAATCCGGCAGAGGAGGATTTACCATGGAAGAGACGATCAGCGTCAACATGAACATGTTTCGTCGGTGCGACGAGTTCTACCTCCCCGGCTTCGTGCCGGATTTTTCGGGAGTGAGGTTTAGCCACGTCCAGCACGGGCACGGTGCTCACTGCACCCGCCCATTGACGGACGAGGTGTTCGCGGAACTTGATCGGGTCCGGCTGGACACCGGACTCTACATCGCCCCGCACGGGGACGTGTGGGGCACGGTGAGTTTCGTGATCGAACCCCGTGGGTGTGACAGCTACGGGAGTGAGTGGTACAGCCGCCTTGTGGTGGTCCAACTGGACCCCACAAAGTACCCGGTGCTCACCGAGTGGGCGGGTTTTCAGTCGCCTAACGACGACTAATCATCCACGCCCCCGCAAGGGGGCATCCACGTCAGAACCCCGGCTACGGTCGGGGTTTTGTCATGGGTGCCTTTGGACGGCGACCCTGTTATTGTTGTGCCGGAATCCGGCGAGGAGGTTACCCGTGTATCATGCCGCTTATCAAATCGACGACGGTGTAGTTGGTCATGTATGGGCCGACGATCCGGCGGACCCCGGGCCGGCTAACGGCTTTTATCTCGGCTTGTTTCCGAGTCGGAAACAAGCCGTCGCGGCGATCAACGCCGAGGCTGAGCGGATCGTGGGCCGACCGGCCTATGTGATCTTCGAATAGGGGCGAAACCCGCGCCTGTGACAGAGGCGCGGGTCTGCGGACTTGGCATGTCCGTACTGATGAGCCTGCCGACTGTTCCGGTTGACCGGGAGGAGGGGAAGTCATGGAAGTTATTTACAATGCGGTTATCGATGCCATCACGGGAAAGGCCCCGGAAGGGGTCTGCCTGGATGGGGTTGTCATGGCCGCCGAGGCGGGAGCATCGGTCGAGAATATCCGGGCGGCAATCGCCGCGTTTGTCGAGGGCCACGGCGTGCCCTCCCCCGAAGGGGGGATCGCTGCGGTCAATGGGGCCGCCCTTCTCTTCGATGAATACGAAGATGGGACGCATTACACGTCCTTGTCGGGGCGGCCCCTGCCCCACCTCGCCAACCCGGCGAATGCCGAATTGGTAAGTCACTTCGGAATCGAGCTGAAGCACTTCGGCTCGATGCGCCAGGGACAAAGCTGGAAGGCCGAGTACCTGACCTTTCATGGGGCTAGTATTGCGTACCGCTACGGTACGAAATACTAGCCCAACCAGCCCCCGCAAGGGGGCATCCACGTCAGAACCCCGACCGTACAAAGGCCGGGGCTTTGTCATGGGTGCCTTTGAACGGCGACCCTCAGTATGATCCGGTATCAGCCGGGAGGAGGAGTCATGGAAGTTATTTACAATGCGGACAATTCCGTCCGCATCGTCCGCGGGGGTCGGTGGGTGTGTGAAAACACCCGCCCGACCACCGAGTCGGACAAGGTGATCGACGATCTGCGACTCCTCCTCGAGCAGGCCCGCGACGAGGAGGCGCGCGCATGGGATCTCGCTAAGCGGCAGCGGTTCGCCGCTAATCGTGGGGTTATATCCCACGATACCGCCGACGCCTCAGAGGCGGCAGCGATCCTCACAACCGTCGCCCGCGAGCGGGCGGAATGGCGATGGCTGGAGTCATCCGTCAAGTACGACGGATGACTCCAGACCAACCGGTAGTACAATCAAGTGGCCCGGTACATGCGGGCGATAGGAGGCAGACATGATCCACGTCTATGCTTTTTACGATGGCATCCCTCAGTTCGTCGGTTCGTGGTCCCCGCGTGGGGCCGCGGTTGTTACCCGCGAGCTTCAGTCTCGCGGGTATGAGGTCACCGTCGTGACCTCGACGGGGGTGGAGTTGCCCCCATTCTTGATCCGGTGACCCCATCACTAGTGAAGGAGAAAACCCATGGAAATCGACATCAAAGGCATCGACAAGGCTGAACTTCTGGCTGCTCTCCACAACGGCACACCCGCAATCGGTATGGGTATGCTGCAAGATCGTGGAGCCATCACCAAGGAACAAGCTCAAGAAGTCATCGACCACCGCATGAAGTGCGGAGGCGACCTCTACTTCGACTACCTGTTCGGCCACCCGCTGAAGTCCGACATCAGCAAGGACACGATGCGGGTCGCTATGTACGACCGTGACGCTGGACAGGGCGCCGCCGAGCGGATCATCACCAAGCTGCCTCGATCGTAATAACAACCATCCCATCTTTCGAGGTGGGCCGTCATGGGTTCATCACAAGTTGCCGGAATACCGGCAGAGGAGGAATCATGAAAAACCAGACCATTATCGTTCGCAACCTCGTCCAGCGGGGGCTTCTCCCTGCGGACGTGAACATCGCAGCGAAGGCCCTCACGGGCTATCCCGCCCTGGTGCGGGATCGTCTGCTCCGTTGCGGAGAGGCGTTTCAATCAGGCTTTGGCCTGTCAGCCGGGTTGCCGACCCGGCTGTTCGTGTCCCGCAACGGCTATGTTTTCTCGGATTGGGGGTGATCCGTACCGCCCCACCTGTGACAGAGGTGGGGCGTTGCAGGCTCACCAGCCTGACGTATAGCTGACCCGGTATGTATGCCGGGGATAGTAGGAGGACGCCAGACATGGCACATCTCATCGACAACCTGGAAAAGGTCGATCTTGTTACCGCACACGGCACTTTCTGCTCCCTTTTCGGGGACACTTGGCACGGCGGTTTCGTCCCCCGGCCCGAGCTGGCCACCCCGGATGAGCTGATCGAGTCGTGCCCCACGATCTTCGCGCCCACCGTTGAGATCCCGGTGCGTGTTGCCTCGACCGGGCCTGACGGCGAGAAGATCTACGTCGACACCGGTTACAAGTCCCTGATGCAGAAGCATCACACTAAGTCCGGTTGGATGAAGCCGGTGTGCGTCGGGGTACAGCCGGCGAGCTATACCGTGTTGAACTTTGCCGACGCCCTGCGCGCCATCGTCGGCAAGGAGCGCATCATCGACACGGCGTTCATCATGAAGTCGGGCGCACAGTTCGGTGCGTCCTTGCAGATCGGTGAGAGCTTTGTCATCGGCAAGACCGACGACGGTATGATTCTGGTGCTGACCATCCATTCCGGCCACGACGGTACAGCGTTGTGGGCTTTCATCACCGCCATCCGTGCGGTATGCGCTAACACGATCAACTTCGGTAAGGCGCAGGCCACCAAAGTTATCAAGCTGCGCCACACCAAAGGTATCCACGTCGCCACGGCTGGCATCATGCAGGAGCTGGGACTCATTCAGAAGGAGGCAGCAGAGTTCCGCGAGTTCTGCAATGCCATGGCCAGCAAGGAACTGAATCAGCGCCAGATGCAGTACATCTTCGATGAGGTGTTCCCCAAGCGTGGACGCCCTGTCGAGCCGACTGCCCCGGCCATGACCGGTGACGACAGCACAGACTTCAAGTTGCAACTCCGGTTCCGTGAGGAACAGGAGTTGTTCCGCATGGCTATGGAAAAGTATGGTGACGGTCGCAGCGAGGCAAGCGAGCGCCTCGATACGCTGCTCGAAACGCAGCCCGGTGCCGACATGAGCGCCGGCACCTTGTGGTCGGCGGTCAACGCCATCACCTATTACCTCGACCACGAGCATGTGCCGACGATCCGTGGTGACAAAACGCCGGAAGCTGTGTTCGATGCGCGGCTGGCATCCAACATCAACGGCTACTCTCAGGATAAGAAAGACCAGGCGCTTGCACTGGCCAAGAAAATCCTGACGGTCTAACTAACTAACGGTCATCCAGCCAGCGGCCCACCCCTCAAAGGTGGGCCGTTGTCATGGGCAACCGTGCCCTGCATATGCAAGTTGCCGGTTGATACCGGCAGGAGGCAAACATCATGGGAGTTACGAAGATCAATGGCAAGACGGTCAAGGCTAACGTCGTCACGTTCGACGGCGTGGAGTACACCATATTCGCACGGTCGACCGTTCGTTATTACAAGGACGGTGACTATCACAACAGCGCCGTTGCGGTCGTCACCGACAGCAACGGTAAGTATCACGAGGTCATGTTCACCAACGGTGAGCCGTCCAGCATCCTGCCTGTCAAGGTTGAGCCGGTCAGGGTGATCGAGACGGCTGGGATTAAGCTGATGGCTGTCCCGGTTGAGCCGGTAAGCCGCACAGACGGGTACGCCTATAGCACGGTGGACTACGCTTGGATCTGGACTGTTACCGGTGAGATCGCAGGTAAGTCGGTGACGTTCGATCCGGTTACGGTTGCTCGGTTGAAGAGCTTCTTTAGTGGGGTCGATACCGACAGCGTCGGTGAAGTCCAGTCGTTCTAAAGGCAAGCAGTTGCGGGTACGCTATCAAGCGTACCCGTTTTGATTGGCCGTTGTCAAGGAGGAAGTATGCCACAATGTGCATGCACAGCGTGCGTTAGTACAGACATTCTTATTGTGCCGGTAGCACCGGCGAAGGAGAACACCATGAACGACACCACCAAGGACACAGCCGCCGCCCTCGTCGCAATCAAGCGGCTGTACACGGGGTCGAACGACCTCGATGACCTGACGCCCAGCGACATCGACCTCATCGACAAGGTGATCGAAGAGGGTATGCTCGGTTTGCGTCTGCGCTGGCGTGAACTGGAGCGGGTGGTGGAGCACGCCGACGAGTTGGATGCTGACGATTACGAGATCAGCAAAGCCATTGCCACCCATGCAGTGGACTGGTGGTTCAGTAACCATGCGACCAAGGCGTACACGGCAGAGTTCACCGTGACATACACCCGCCGGGTGACGGTTGAGTTCACATGCAAGCCGGGTCAGGAGGATGACGTCGCGGAATCCATCAAGGATCAGCTCGATAATATCAGCGCCGACGAATCGGTCAGTTACAGCAACATCGGTATCGAGGACGGTGAGATAGCCGACATCAGCGACGAAGGTACTGAGCACTACGAGACAGACATCGAAGGTTGCAGCGAGATGTAGCGTTCCGGCCAGCCCACCCGTGCGGTGGGTTGGACAGAGGGCTAATGCTCTCGGTTATTACTGTGCCGTTAACACGGCAGGAGGTGACACATGGTGAACTTCACGGACTGCGCTGATGAGCGCACAGCTATGCGGTTGTACATCCTCATTGCTGAGGGTGAGTTCGTCGCAGAGCACTATTTATACGGAGACAAATACTGGCTGGTAGAGATGGACGGTCAGCTTTACCGTGTCGAACGGTTCGAGGAGTTCGTTAAATACGAAACGACCACGAAGGAAGATTGGACCAAGATGGTCCAGTCCGATTACGAAGCAATGGCATACGACAAAGCGTTGGGCTATAGCGTGTAAGGAGGCACATCATGGGTTGGTTGTGGTTTGCGAAACCAGATAACGTCAAGGCGCGGTTGGATCAAGCGTGTACATGGGATCGACCCGAAAGTAAGGGTCGTGTGCTCAAGTCAGCACTTGTTTCAATGTCGGAATACTATGCAGCGGTTGAGCTGACAAGGCCAGACGGCGAGCGGTATGTGTTCGCCGCTGTGTTCATGGTCAAGTTCGCCAAGTCGGACGGCGTTATGGAGATGGGATACAAGGACATGGACGAGTCCTGTGGTCCTTGCAATAACCGTTGCCCTGAGCAAATCCTTGATTTGCTCACAGACGGTGAGCATGTCAATGAATACGCTCGACGGTGGCGTGAAAAATGTAGGGAATACCACGCTCAGCGCAAGGATCGCACCGAGCAGGAGTGGATGCAGGAATACGACCCGTCCATCATCGCTGCATGGAAGTCCGGTCTGCGGGTGCGTATCGGCTTCTATAACGAGGGGTTCATCCGCTCGGTCCCTCACACGCACCAGTTCTGGATTGTCAAAGTCAAGAACGGTCGGCGTGGCTGGTCTGTCACCGTTCGGGACAAAGTCCAAGCGGTCAAAGTCGGTAAGAATTGGGTCGACGTCGTTGATACGGTTGCCCTGTAAGGAGGTGGATCATGGCAGACCCGGATGATTACGAACCGGATTACGAACCGACGGTTGTACCTAAGACCGACGGTTGCACAGACTGCGAGAATAACGGGGAAGAAGGTGCGTGCGAGGACTGCGAACAAGAGTATTACGCCGACATGATGTCGGCGTGCCCCAGATATGCGGGATGCAGTGGGTGCGATACCTGCAACGGCACCGCCGGTTTATTTCAAGACGTGAGGTGATACATGAACAAGATCAAGATCATGGCATTTCGGGTTGGTATGGCACCGACCATCGAGTACATCGGCTCCGATCTGGAGTCGATGCAGCAGTTCGTCGACGGACCTATCGAGTACGCCGCCGTAGCGGATGACCGGTTCAACTACATCCCCGGTCTGAGCTACGTTCTCAATGAGAACGGTAAGCTCATCGGGCTCGAGCCCAACATCAACGTCGGTTACGACGTGATCGTGGGCAACTGCTTCATCACGTCGACTAACTTCGACGGTGAGTCGCAGAGCGTCGATCAGATCGACATCGACGCGATCGAAGAGTTGTTCAAGCTACGGTTCATTGACAATACCAAGGAGGTTACCAATGGTTAACGCTAACTATCAGATATACGAGGTCAAGGTGTCCTTAGAAGAAATGGTTAACAACAGCCACGAAGAGTTTCTGGATCTCTTATCGGTGCTGGCCACCGACACTAAGCTGCTGATGGACATCAGTTACGAGATTGTCGATGTTGATCGGCTTGAGCAGCTTGTAATCCTCAGCGTGCATGGTGATACCAGTCTCATTGAAGAGAGTGAGGATGACGACAATGCCTAGCTACTATGTGTATCACACCTATGAGCGCACCGATGTTTATCTTGTCGAAGATGCTGACGGCGAGGATGATGCAATCGAACTCGCTCGTCAAGGCGAAGGTGAGTGCGTGGACAAATTAGATGGCCGAGAGTTCGGCATCGAAGCAGAGGAGATTACGGATGGCAACAGAGGAGCAGCTTGAGAAGGTGTACGCCAAGGTAGGTAAGGACCGTGACGGTTGGCCCCGGAAGATCGGGGAGACGGTGCTTGCCGACGGTTCAATCAAGTCCGTGTTCCCCGCTCGACCGGCGATCCGGTCGGGTGACGATGGGTACTTCTATACCGCACCGGCTGACCCGCTGGATGTGCTGTACCCATCGGACAAATAGCCGTTATCACGATAGGAGGAGCAGATGCTCAAAGGAACCGTGCTAATCGAAGTCAAAACGGAGAACCAGGAAACGCTTAACCGGGTAGTAGCGGCACTCTGTTACGCCATCGAAACCCGTGTCATGGGCGAGGGGTTCACCGACGTGGACGACGAGATCGAAAGCTGGACCATCACACCAGGCGGCTTGGCCCCTACCACGTAATAACAACCATTATACAGAAAGGAGGGCAATATGCCCAACAAATTGACGAGTTCCGATGCCTGCCCCGTGTGTCGGGGTCGGTGCTGGATCATCAGCGAGCGGGACGATGGCATCAACGCCATTGAGGCGTGCGACAACTGCCGCCAATTCCACCGGCTCACCGACGATGCTGCGGCCCGTATGGCCGTCGAGTTCGTCAACGCAAAGTCGTAATTACCGCAGTTATATGGAGGAGTGACACATGCTGCGATCACAACAGGAGCACCAGCTTGCTCTGTTACTGGAGTATGCGGCGAACAAGTACAGCACATGGGACTTGTCCCGGTGCAAGGCTATAGCCAAAGAGTTCTTCACCATCGTGAAGGAGGAGGAAACAGAACCACTCATTGACCTATACCCAGATGCTAAGCGGTTTCTGACCGACGTGATCGATGACACGTCGGTCGATTTGTTTCTGCGGCGGGAGCTGCAAGATGTGATCGACGAGTTAAACGTGAGAGGTGAGACGTATGAATAAAGAACTGATCAAGCAGAAGTGGACGGCCATCGAGCTGGACGAGACGGAGTACCTGAACAACGTGCCGCAGGTCGCTCGGTTATATACGGTCTACATGTTCGACCGTAATCTCGTCACTTACATCTGCTCGCAGGAGAAGATGTACTTCCTGACACCGCTGTACATCAACATCGACTTCGTTGACGGTGTTGACGAGTACGAGCAGGACAGTATTCACAGTGACCTGTGCGGGTACACGGGCGACGGTGACTATTACAACGCCCGTGACATTGAGCGGCTGATCGAAACCGGTGAGGCCAAGTTCGTTGAGTACGGTGACTTGGAAGAGGACGAAACCGAGGACGATGTTCGTGAGTTCTGGCAGGGTAACTGCCCGATCTAAGGAGGACGACGATGAAGAAGAACCTTGATTGTATGGACCAGACGGAGTTGCAATCGGTGACGGTTGACCCTGATCAACCGGACGCATACCGGGTGTATGCCAGCAGGAAACTGTTGGCGGTGCGTGCCCGGTTGGAAGGACAGATCCCACTTGCCATGGTTATGGAAGGTGAGTGCGACCGTATCTATGAAAGTATGCCCCGTGATCTACGGTGGTGAGGAGGACAGCATGCGTCTAACTCGGTTAGAAAAGCTGGTGTACCACATTATTGCTGCTAAGCAGGACTTCTACGATAACAACGAGCCTATCGGCTTCAGCGATGATGACATCGACACCGTAGCGAAAGAGATTATTGAGACGTTTTCTCGGTTGTTTGAGGAGGTACGCAATGCCAACGCTCGTTAAACAGGTGTTCATGGTCGAGGTGCTGGCCGCTGATGACCAGACGGGTATCGACGACATGCTTGAGGCGGCGCTTGAGGCGTGCAACTTGAGCGACCACGGGTTCACGGTGACGGCTGTGATTGAACAGTACGAGCCTGAGAATAATTGGGTCCAGACGGACTGGACGGATCGGTCATTGAAAGGAGACTTATGAACTGCCCACGATGTGGCGCAACCTGTGTCGAACTCGCAGTGTTCTACTGTAAACACTGCGATGTCGGCTGGGTCACCGCTCCAAGCAAGCTAAGTCCCATGCCCGCTGTCCTATGTGACACGGTGGATGAGGACCGCGAGCATTTGGAGCGGTGCTACCGCTTGCCATCGTACAAGAAGCGCAAGTAGCATATGGGTGCGGGTCGTTATGAGCGGCCCGCACCCTAAGTCAGTGGACTGTTAGACACAGTCGGAGGAGTATATGACTGCAACCGTTGAACGCATCTACAAGAAACCCCTGACCTCTCCGAACAAGCACCGTACCATCACGATCACGGACGGTGAGATCGGTTTCTCACTCGGCAACATGAAGTTGCCGTACGAGACGGCGATCTGGAATATCCCGGCGCTCGTTACCTGCCCTGGTGCCAAGCTCCAGGGTTGTGCCACGTTCAATCAGAACGGTGGCAAGATCGGTTGGTGCTACGCCCTCAAAGCAGAGCGTATGTACCCCGGTGTGATCGAGAGCCGCACCCGCAACCTTCATGCCAGCCTTGAGGATGACTTTGAGGAGCGGTTGTTCAACCTCGTCATGCAGGTTGTGCGGTTTCGTAAGGTCAAGGTCACCAAGATCCGGGTGCATGAGGCCGGTGACTTCTACAACCAGCGTTACCTCGACATCTGGTTGCGGGTTGCTGACCGTATCCGCAAGATGCGCCGGTCGATTGGCCGAACCATCAAGTTCTATGCGTACACCAAGTCCATCGAGTTGGACTTCTCACATCGCCCAGATAACTTCGTCGTCCTGCTGTCGGACGACAAGGGTATCTGGGCGGATCAGTACGACCGGTTCGATGGTGTGTTTGCCATCGATAATCCCAACGCCACGCTGCAATGCATCGAGGATTGCAGCCAATGCAGTGCCTGCGTGGACAAGAAACACTTTCATATCGGTGTGCGAAAGCACTAGGAGGTAAGACATGGACAACACAGACACTCTGTTACAGGTGGGCATGGTGCTCCAGACCATGGACGTGATCAAGACGGTCACCCGTGGCATGGACAAGCACTACATCCTGACAATCGAGCCGGGTAATCCCGACTTCGATACGTTCGACAGGCAGACGGCGATCATCATTGACCGACCATCGTTCGAAGAGACGGTGATGGTCGACAGTGATGATGGCCCCACGCCCGCCATGCGACGAAGCGGCTACTGCATCGGCGTTGAAAGGGGACGGGTCGGTGGACTGGTGGTATTCCACTACGACGAGATCGTGGACAAATCCACCGCTCATATCTACCAGCGCAAGGCGTCGTTCGAAGTCCTGACGCCGGTTGAATTGTTCGACTATGTGTCGGCGGAAGAGTTCGCCAAGGCTGCGGCGGACATCGTCAATTCCCGCATGACCAAGCTGCGTCGGTCAGCCGATGATCTGAACGGCAAGTGGCTGGTGCTTCGGCACGTTAGCAACGGCAGTGTGGCACCTAAGTTTGTAGAGGAGGCTATCGATGTCATCAGCAGTCAAGCGAAGGCAAGCGTTGGCCATTGAGCTGAAGCTGAAGGACAAGGTGCATCTGGTCACCGAGGAGTTCGGTGAGCAGATCACCGAGTGTGTGTGGCGGTTCGAGGATGAGTGCGGCGACGAGTACCACACTTGCATCGACGGTTCGTGCTCGGTTGTTGACGAGATGGACCGACCGCTGTTCGCTTATACCCACACGACAACTGTGGGTAGATCACCGGTCACCGCGTTTGCCGACAGCCCACGGTGGCTGTCTCGGTTGGAAGAGTTGTTTGTGCAGGCCAAGCAGATACGCAAGGCACGGTCGGCACAGCGCAGATTAGAGTGGGCGGAACAACGCCGCCGTGAGTTTGGGCTGTCGCCCAAGGAGGTTTAACCATGCTTATCGAAGTGGCGGGTATCAAGTACCGGGAGATCGCGTGGGACAAAGACGGCAAGGCTTTCCCGTGGGAGAAGATCGGTGACGGCGATGCGATACAGGTGATCCCCGATCCCAAGGGTACGGCGATGATGAACCCGCACAACGATCCCTATGCGTTGGCTCTGGTTCACACCGAGAGTGCGACGTTCATCGGGTATGTGCCGCACGCTACGGCGAAGGTGTTGGACGCCGAGTTCAAGGCCGGTCGCAAAGTGTCTGGCTGTACGGTTGCCGACATCCAACCGGGTACGTTGCAGAAGGGGTCGAAGCTGGTTACCGTCGATCTGCAACTGGAGTAAGATGGTTAACCGGGGCGGCTACGTGACCAACCGCCCCGGTTGATAGTCGACCAGCGCATGGTCTAGCTCCGCTTGGGAAAGAGCTTCCGATATGATAACCATCTCACCTAACGTCCGTCTACCCATCCTGCTGTTGCAGATCATCCACGACCCACGGTTGGGTCACGAGTATGCCGAGTTACTTCAACAGATACTCGGCGGTAAAACTACGGTGGCCATCGCTACCGATGCAGGTACGACGACGAGAACCATCGAGCGACGGATTGCCAAGCTGAGGCGGATCGGAATCATCCGGGGTCAGCGTCGCACAGCAGTGGTCAACGAACACCCGACTCCGGTGCCTAACTGTGGCGAGTACCACACCTGTCAGCACTGGTACATCGAGGTCACCAAACCCGACAAACCCGACACGATGTTTACAAAAACCCGACATGATGTTGACAAGTTGACATGGCTGCCATGCACAGATTTTAAGAAGGCTCTAATGGAGGTGGCACTTATGTTTGACGACATTCCCTCACATGCGGGCGCGCCCGCGCGTAAACCCTCTAGTAATAAGGGTAAGAATAAAAAGCAGCAGCAAGCTGCTGATGCTGCTGCCCTTCGGGAACGGATCGAGAACGAAGGTTTCTTTGTGGGTGAACTCGATGGAGAAGAGATGTATGTCTCACCGTCGAATATCCCAGTCGTGCTGTCTGAAAAGACTGAGGTCCACCGTCATGGCAAACCTCACCGTATGCCGAACGATATGTTCGACGCTTGCCTATCTGCCGTAGACAGTTTCGAACCGTCGCTATGCAGTGGAACTGTCCGTAAGATTTACGACAGCATGCTTGCCAAGAACTACGATCCTCGTCTGGCTGTCGTAGCTCTGCTATCGTACTCACCGTTCTACCTGCGGAACAACCTGCTCGATTATGCAAACGACAATTACCGGAAGAATGAAGCTGGTCTGTTGGCCCATAAGATCCGCTTCGAGAAGCCGAGTATCGGTGCCTACTCCATGATCTACGCTGTACCCGTCGGTATGCCGTGGGGTGTCGTTAACGATAGGATCGTCGTGGATGGCCTAATTCCGAAGCAAGCCAATGCGAACGACCTCTGATACCTCCGTCCGTAAATCGACCCACTCTAGGGCCTACGGTGGCCTCCCAGAGGTACTCGATGGTTCGCTGTTCGTATCCGTACCGGAGGAGAAAGACATCGGTGTCATCCTGTACACCCTGGAGTGGGACCATGCACCGGTTCCTATCCGGCAGGAAGGTGAGCTACCCATGACCAAGCACTACGCCATCAAGCTGACCCGTGCCGCTCGATCCCGGTTACGTCAGTCCGTCCGTGATCTGATCCAAGAGCGTGTCGTCGACGATGTGTTCGACGTCTCGGTCAAGGACAAACCGCTGGCCCGTCGGATCTTCCAGACCCTGCGGATGTGGTCCCTCAATGCCGGCCCTAACAAACGACCGCTTGAGATCGGTGAGATCGCCGCTGCTGCCCGTGAGATGCCATCGAGGCTGTCAACCGACATCGACATCGGTTTGCAGATGATCCTTACCTACGTCGAACCGAAGCCCCTGCGGGATGAGCTGATCCGGGTGGCATTAGGCGAACGCTTGCCACACTTCACCCACGGCGAGATACTGCGGTTGAAGTACGGACGAGAGGATTGACCATGGCTTTCTTCGGCAACTACGACATGACCGATCAGACGCAACTGGTCATCGTGCTCAACCGGATGTACGCCAGTGAGATCATTGCCGCCGAGCAATACTACAACCACGGTGTTGCCGTCCAAGGCATCTACTCCTTGCAGTTGCAGGACATGTTCTTCGAGCACGCCGACGATGAGCGCAAGCATGCCGGCATGCTGAAGGACCACATCATGGTGATGGGTGGTGTGCTCGACAACCAACTGACCCGCATGGTGATGAACAACCCGACTACCGACGGCAGGATGGATGTCCAATCGTCGGACGTCACCAGCGAGATGCTGAACCTGGACCTGACCAGCGAGCAAACCGCCATCGATGCGTACACCGAGATTGCGTTGGCGGTGAAGGACACTTGGCCGCTCACCTTCACCGTGGTCAGTGCGATCCTTGCCGACGAGTACGAGCACCGTCACGATCTGCGTAACCTGCTGGGTCCAACCGAGTGCTTCTGTGACGACAGCCAAGATGACGCATGAAGATCGGGATCACCATTGGTCTTAAGACCAACACCGACAGCATCTGGACGAACGGCATCAAGCTGAACGTCCTGATCTTTTACAAGCTGTTGAAGCAGTCGAGCCGTGGCTATGAAGTCTACCTGCTCAACACCCTGGGTGCTGACCTGACCACCAAGCCGGATTACCTGCGGGACATCCCGGTCTACCCGTGCAACGAGAAGATCCACGAGATGGATCTGGTGTTCCTGATGGGGGCGCAGGTAGAGGACAAGGTACTCGCTGAGTTCCGCAGCCAACCGGACAAACGGATCGTAAGCTACCGCTGCGGCAACGATTACATGCTGTTTGCTGAGTCGGTGCTGCTCGGTAGTGGTGATCGCAAACCGTATCGATACGAGAAGGTGCTCGATGAATGCTGGTACATCCCCCAGCAGCATGAGACGAACGCCGGTTTCTACCGCACAATGCACCGCGTCAATACCCTGACCGTACCCTTTGTCTGGGACAAGAAGTACATCCTGGGTGGGCTGGTTGACATCCACCAGGGCTTCAAGGCCGGCAAGTATGCCAAGGATTACGGCTACCAACCGTCCGATCAGAAGGTGATCGGCATCATGGAGCCGAACCTCAACGTAATCAAGTTCTGCATGATCCCCTTGATGGTTGCCGAGGAGAGTTACCGTGGCCCTGTCGGTAAGCAGCACATCCGCAAGGTGATGCTGACCAACGCCGAGAAGCTGGGCACCAACAAAGAGTTCATGGACGTCGTCAAATCATTCGACCTGTACGCCGACAAGAAGATCACCGCCGAGAGCCGGTACCAAACCGCCTTCTTCATGTCGCAGTACGCCGACGTCCTGATCAGTCATCAGGTGGTCAACCCGTTGAACTACCTGTACCTCGACTGTGCATACATGGGTTACCCACTGCTGCACAACGCACCGATGGTCCGTGACCTTGCCTATTACTACGAAGGAGGTGATACCGTAGAGGGTGCCAGACAACTGGATGACATCCTGCTCAACCACGACAGCCGGATCGAGGAGTACAACCAGCGGAACCGCACCGTACTTCACCGTTACGAATCCACCAACCCGGATCTGATCGAGACGTATGACCGCCTGATCGACGGTCTGTTCAACGGAGGTAACCACAACCTGTCGTACAACACGGCAACCAATCTGTATCAGGTATAATCAATCACACCCATGGGCGGGTTTCACCGCCAGCGATAAGGAGACACGCTATGAACAGTCCTGTGCTGCTCGAAAAGAACGGCAACAAGATCGTGGTCAAGCTGACCAGTGGCCACGAACAATTCAATGAGGCGCTCGGTCTTGTCCGCAACGTCTCACGTCAACACGGTGGGGCGTTCAACCCCAACACCAAGTTGTGGGAACTCCCGCTCGTCAGCTTCGATGACCTGACCTCTGAACTCAACGGTTACCGACCGGACTATGGTCCGATGCTGAGCAAGTGGCTGGCCGAAGTCGAAGCACTCCAGTCCCTGGACCTGAACCTGCCCGAGGTAGACGGTCGTACCTATGCCGATCATCAGAAGGTGGGCATCAACTGGATTGTCCGCAACGCCAACTCCCTGCTATTGGACGATCAAGGTTTGGGAAAAACGATGCAGGCCGCCGTCGCTATGCGGATGCGGTATGAAAGCGGGGCTGCCCGTAAGTTCGTCATCATCTGCCCGAAAGCGGTCGTCGATGTCTGGCTTGACGAACTGAAGCTGTGCTTCCCCGAGGCTACCTGCTTCGTACTGGATAAGAAGCGCAAGATCCCTAACGACACAACGATTGTCATCACCCACTACGAACGGGCACGTCGCTCCGTTGATGATCTGTCCGTATGGGAACCGGACATGATCACCCTCGATGAGAGCCATCGGGTAAAGAACCGGCAGAGCGTCACCGCCAAAGCAATCAGCTCACTGCAACCGAAGTTCCGACTGGCCATGACCGGTACGGTGCTGCCCAACAAAGTCGAGGACGTCTGGTTCCAGGTGAACTGGGCGGTACCCGGTTACTTCCCCGACTACTGGACATGGCTGCGGGTGTACGCCAATCTCGGTAACCGCTTCAGCAAGTACGCCGTGTCGAGCTACAAGAACCTCGATCAACTCAAGCATAAGATCAACGCCGTCTCGCTTCGCCGCACCAAGGACGAAGTGCTAGACCTACCGACCCGCCTGTTCCAGGTGCGACACGTTCACATGACTGCCGAACAGATCGCCGTGTACGAACAGATCCGGCAAGACCTGATCCGTGAGTTCGATGACGACGGCAACCTCGTATCACCCAACTCACTGACCAAGTTCCTGCGGTTGGCCCAAGCCGCCAGCAATCCGCAGATGATCAACGACGAGTACCCCGAGTCGACTACCAAGTACGACGAGGCACTGTCATTGATCGAGGATACCGACAGTCAGGTGATCGTGTGGTCCTGCTACCGCTACGACCTTCACCGGATGAAACAGATCCTCGATGCTGCGGATATTAGCTCGGTCCTGTACCATGGTGATACGTCACCCGCCGAGCGGCAGGCTGCCATCCGTGATTTCCAGGCCGGCAAAGTCCGGGTGTTCCTGGGGTCACCGGCAGCCTGCCGTGAGGGTATTACACTCACCGCTGCGGACACGATGATCTACCTCAACCGCTCGTTCAATGCGGTTGACCGTCTCCAATCCCAGGACCGCAACTACCGTATCGGCCAGGACAACCGGTGCATGGTGTACGACATCGTCACCGCCGGTACGCTGGACGAACTTACCCTAAAGGCACTGAAGGGTAAGTCGGCAATGAACCAGTACGCCCAGTCCCAGACATTGGAGCAGGAGATCACCGTATCAGCAGAGGACTTGCGCTACTACCTTGAGCGTGCGGCGCAGTAGTCATGCCGAACATAGAGAACGAGCCGTGGCGCCGGCTCGGTTACTCGACTGCGCCTGAAACCAAACCGTATCTGGTGAACGTCGGCATCATCAAAGCCAACCTTGACCAGATGCAGGAGGCTCGCCGTCAAACACTGATGCGCGACTTCGATTACATGCAGGCTTGGCAGCTCACCGACACCACCTATGTGGTGGTGAACTTCAAGTCGATCAGCCTGACCGACGTCATCCGTGGTCGATACGACGTGGACATGGCAGCGATGACATGCAACTGCCGTGACCAGTTCTACACCTACGCCGACGAGGGGTCCGGTGTGTTCTGCAAGCATGTCCTTTATGTCGCCAGTCAAATAGGGGGTGATCCGTGACGAAGGAGACTACGAAAAATTACTACGACACCAAGCGTGGTGCGGGTTGGGTACCCAGGCGATTGCACGAAATCAACCGGTTGATCGCCAAGTACGAGGCGCTAACCGCTAGGCTGATAGCCGAGCGCACCAAGCTGGCTTGCAACTACCCGGTACAATCCCTGGGTGTCCTCGATGACCCGTCCGACTACGACGCCAAGCTGAAGGACACGGTCATGTACAACCTGCTGGCGGTTGGGTCGATAGCCGCCAAGTTCTACCCCGAGATCAACATGGAGGAACTGCTTAACAAACGGAAACTAGATCCATTTGAAAACCTTAACGACGATTGGGCTTAATACTCTGCTACGATCTGTAGCAATCGACCTATGTGTACCTCTGAAGGAGGAGTGAAATGGTCAACATCGCTGATGCCTACGAGGCGTTCATGCTGGCGGAAACCGAGAAGGCTGCCGCCAAAGTCAAGTCTGCCGGTTCCGGCAAGGGCTTCATCCCCCGCCTGGAAGTGCAGGATCGGGAAACTAAGAAGGTCCGGTTCCTCACCGATCACCGCTTGTCTCCCCGCATCTACGTCCACACCCACCGGGAAGGCAACATGCTCAAGTGGTCCGGTAAGTGCACCGGTAACTGGAAGATGCCCGGTGTGAAGTGCGCTGGTTGCGAAGCCGGTGTCAAGGGACAGTGGATCGTGGTCCCTCTGGTGTACGACTACACCAGCGAAGGCATCATGGTCACCGCCAAGAACGGACAGAACTACCCTGAGAAGGTACTGCGCCGGTTCCCCCGCAGCCCAACTCAGACCACGCAGTTCATCGCCTACGCCAAGGAGCAACCGATCCTTGAGCAAGACACCAACATCGAGCGCACCGGTGAAGGTACCTCCACCGTTTACGCTCTCCGTCCTGCCACGGTTCGCAAGAGTGTAGTGATGGACGGCACCGAACAGGTGGTCGAGGTGGTAGCCAAGTCGGCGTTCATCTACGACGGCGAGGATGAACAGGTGATCGAGGTCATGAAGGCCGTGTCGCGAGCCCTGTCGAATGACCCCGAGGGTGTGATGACCCTGTTCGACACCGTGCTCCGCAACGAGAACTACTGCCCCGGTCAACGTGGTGCGAACGGCAGCTTGCTCGGTGAGAAGGATGCCAACTTCCCCAAGAACCACCTCGCCGCTCTGATCATGGCGAAGATCATCCCCGATCCGACCGCCGTCAGCGACGAGCGGAAAGCCCCTGCTTCACGTCCCGGTGCTGACCGTACCTGGGATGACGGTCCCGGTCTGGAGTAACCAACCGTCGTTAGCTTAGTCCCCCGTCCTATCGGGCGGGGGATTTTTTGTACCCAAAGCAAGGGGTTGCTTATGTCTGATTACACTTACATCGACTCTGTCGAAGAGGCGCAAAGGCTCGCCGCTGCTCTATCGCAGCACAAGTGGGTCAACTTCGATACCGAAACCACCGGCCTTGATCCTCATACCAGCGAGATCCGGCTGATGCAGTTCGGTATCGAAGAGAACGGGTCGGTTCACAGCTATCTGGTGGACTGTTTCAAGGTACCGCCGTCGGTGTTCCGTGCCGTCATGGAGTCCGACGAGTCACCGATGTTCGTCGGTCACAACCTTGCCTTCGATTGCAAGATGTTGCTGTCCAATAACATCCGTATCCGCCGGGTATGGGACACCATGGTCGGCGCCAAGATCGTCGAGGCTGGCATGCAGCACATGGTTGGCAAGCACAACCTCGCCGCTGTCGCTCACCGCACCATCGGTATTGAACTGGACAAGGCACAGCAGCAATCCAACTGGGCCGGTGACCTGACCGACGAACAACTGGAGTACGCCGCACTCGATGTGCAGTATCCGTACCAGATCGCCAAGGTCTTGCAGAGCATGGCCAACAAGGAAGGGTTGGACATGACCCTCGCCTTGGAGATGAACGTCGTGCCGGTCACCGCCTGGATGGAGTTCCGTGGGCTGCACGTCGACGAGGCGGTCATCGAGCGGCTGAAGGTGGAGTACGCCCAACTGATCGAGGAACGGGAAGCAACCGTCCGTGAGATGGTCGGCATGCGCCCTGTCACCAAGGAACGGAAGGTGAGACTGACCGCTGATGAACGGGATGCACTGGCGATCTCCCGTGGGGTAGCCCGCAAGGAAGTCGAACAGTGGCGCACTGTTACCGAAGTGATCGAGGAGCCGTGGAACCTGGAGAGCGGCAAACAGATCATGGAGTGGATGCGCTCCAATGGGATCGCCATCCCGAAGAAGAAGGCCAAGGACGACGACGGCAACATTGTCTACAAGGAAACCGTGGATGCCGATGCGCTGGAACAGATGGAGCATCCGTTCGCCCGTGCCTTGGTCAACTACCGTAGGGTAAACCGTGCGCTGAACGTCTACGTCGAACCGCTACTTGGTTGCCGCAACCCAATCACAAAGAACGTCCACTGCTCATTGGATCAGTGCAAGGACAGCGGTCGGTATTCCGCCAGTAAGCCACCGCTCCAACAGATCCCCCGTGACAGTGACCTCCGCTCTATGTTTGTACCTGACCCCGGCAAGCTGCTCATCATCTCAGACTACAGCCAGATCGAACTGGTGCTGATTGCGATGATGTCCCGTGATCCGGTCATGTGTGACTTGTTCAAGAAGGGCGGTGACCTTCACGCTCACACCGCAACCAACCTATTCGGTGTGTCATTCATCCAGAAAGGCGATGCCCGCCGTAAGGATTGGGAGCATGGTGCTACCTTCGATGGGATCTCACCGTGGTCTGAAGCGAACAAGGCACGGTCCATCGCCAAGAACTTCAACTTCGCATCTTGGTATGGGGCATGGGTTGATACCGTGGCACGGATCATCCGTAAAGCGGGGCACAACATGCCGAACGATCAGATCGAAACGATGCTCAAGGCGATGCACACCAACCATCCAACCATCGTGTCGTACTTCGAACAGGTCACCGCCAAAGCAATCGAAGCCGGCTACTCCGAGACGATCATTGGTCGCCGCCGGTACTACTACAAACCACGCACCCGTGCCGAGGCGAAGGCTATCAGCCTGGAAGCGAACAATACAACCATTCAGGGAAGCGGCGCTGACATCAACAAGGCGGGGCTGATCGAGATATACAAGCACCGACTCGACCTACGGATGACCATCCACGATGAAGTTCTGGTAGTCACCGACCCTGACAAAGCGGAAGAGAACGCCCGTCTCGTTCAGGATCTGATGGTCCAAGGTGCCATGAAGATCGTTGAACGGGCACGGTGCCCCATTGATAAGGACGTACCTATCAAAGCCGAGACGAAAGTCGGCACTTCATGGGCAGAGAAGTAAGGAGCTAACCATGGCACGCAAGCAGACAGTAGAAACAATCGCTTACCCAACCGGCACCAAGTCGGAAGCCAAGTCGCTGATCGAAGCGATGAAGAAGCAGTTCCCCGACGCCCGTGTGTTCGGTGTGGCGGCACAGGTTGTGAACCACAGTGAACCGATACCAACCGGATCGGTCACCCTCGACTGGGCACTCGGTACGAGGGGCCTGATGCCCAACAAAATCTACGAAATCTACGGACCACCATCCTCCGGTAAGTCCCTGCTGGTCTACCAGATCATCCGGCAGGTACAGCAAACCGGCAAACTGGTTGTCTACTTCGACACGGAACGATCCGTCGACGAGACGGTCACCCTTGCCTGGATGGCGAAGCAGGGGGTGGACGTCGACAACCTGATCTACGGCAGGGATACCGCTGAGATGGCGATGAACTTGGCTTGCCGCTGCGCTGAAGATGAACGGGTCGGTCTGATCGTCATCGACAGCATTGCCACCCTGGAGTTGGAACGGGTGGTGGAGAAGGACGAGATCGGTGAGCAGAAGGTGAAGTCGATTGCCAACCTGATGAAGCCGTTCACCTCCAAGTTCAACGTGGTCACCCAGGGCGCCGCTCTGATCTGCATCAATCAGGTCCGTGCGGCCATGGGTTACTCCGCTCCGGGTGCCCAGGTGTACGAAACAACTGGCGGTTGGGCCTGGAAGCACAACTGTCAGGTACGGATCGAGGTCAAGGGCATCAAGCTGTGGGACGGCGACGGTGACAAGAAGGAATTGGTGGGCCTTGCTATCCGTACTCGGATGATTAAGAACAAGCTGGCCTCCAACGGCAAGACCGGCGAGATGCTCTACTACTTCGGTCAGGGTATCGACCGTGCCGATGAGCTAACGAAGCTGGGACTGAAGCACCAGTGCATTTCCCGTGCCGGCGCATGGCTGAGTTTCACGCACGATGGGCGTGAATTGCGGGCACAAGGTACCGACCGGTTCGTTACCGAGATCCGCAACCACCCCGATGTGCAGGATGCGCTGTACGAAATGATCATGCAGCGGCGTACCGCCACCATCGAGGTCGCACCGGAGGAACTCGATAATGAATGACATCGCTGACCGCCATGAAAAGGCCATCGCCATGGCCTTGATGGGTCAGCGGGTCAGCGGTTCCGGTTCGCAGTGGCACAGCAAGGGTGATGTCATCACCGACACCGAACTGGTGGAATGCAAAGCCACTCGATCCAAGAGCTATTCTGTCGGCGTCGACCGATGGAACAAGATCACCGACGAAGCCACCACCGTAGGACGAGAGCCAGTGATGGCTGTGCGTCTGGCAGATGTCAACCGCAAACCTGTCGATCTCATCGTCATCACTCTCGACCGATACATGGAGCTAACCAACCGATGAAACATCGTGATGAGGAGGACCGAGTCCTCCGCAGAGGTGCCGAAGAACCACAACCGAAACAAACGAAACGGGAAAAGGAATCAACCGGAAAGCTGAAGGAGTATCTTCGGCAAGCCTTCGACAAGAGCAATAACCCAACCAAACTGCACGCCCTGTTGGAGAGTTGCCCCTACCTAGATGACAGCCTCGACCTGTTCCTGTTCGCCATGTGGATTGGACAGTCTCACCGTGTGCCGTTGATCGGTGCACTGGAGAGTAGCGCCGGCAACATCCATGTCCTACTGGAGCACATCGCTACCAAGTTCAAGACATTCACCGGGTCGGACACCATGCCATTCGAAGTGGTGTCCAGCCTTGGATCACTGTGTCCCTTCCCACTACTCGCACTGAACGACGCCGTCGAGTGGCTGAAAGAAACCGACAGTGCTGAGTACCACGAGCTTCGTCGTGGCGGCATGTTGTTACCCGGCAGTATCTTCAGCAGCAGGTTGAACCGTCACAACTATTTCTCGGTGGTCGCCAACTTCGATCCGATGCACAAGTTCTCCGATGCGGATCAACGCACGGCACGGTACGCCGTCAAGGCACTACACACAACCGGCATTCCTATTCTAGGTGTTTATCAAGATAAAGACAGTCTGAACATGGTCCGCAACGTCGTCGCTGACACGGAAGTGTTCACACTCGGGAGGTTCTGATGGCTTTGGATTGGGTTGCCTCCCAGGCATTGAGGCATTATCTCAGAGGGCAGGACATTCCCGTCGCTCTGTTGGACGAGCAGGCCCTCACCGCATTGAAGTGGATCGGCGGTTACCGCCTATCCAACAACCAGATGCCGAGTGACGAGCATCTCGACAGCATGTTCGGTGCGGACCTGACCGACTTGCAGGCATGGCCCGACATCAGCGATCAACTGCTGGAGAACTTCTACAAGCGGTCGCTCGGTCCACTGGTCAAGAAGGTGTCCGACGCTATTGCCACATCCGGTAAGTCCAGCGACGGCATCGATATTCTGGAGCGTGGTTTATATCAAATCCGAGATATTGCCAACGCCGGTGCGCGAGCATTCGCCTACGCTGCGGACTTCGAACAGACGATGCACAGCATCTTCGAGAAGCTGAACGCTGACTACAAACCGAGGGTTGCTACCTTCGGTCTGCCCACCCTGGACGAGATCACCAACGGGGTGGAGCAGGGTGATTACATCGTGCTGTACGGCAAGTCATCCTCCGGTAAATCCACCGTGAAGCGCCGCTTCATCTCCAGTTTCCTGCGCCAGGGCAAGCGGGTTCTGTCGGTCACCCTCGAGAACCCCAAGGACATCGAGGTGATGCAGATGCACGCCATGGATGCAGGGGTCGCCGCCAAGCAATACCTGCGGTACGAACTGCCACCGGGCAAGCTGTTGGAAATGCAGGACCAACTCCGGTCACTGATCATGTCCGATGGTTACGGTGAGTGTATCGTCGAGGACCGGCTCGAACCCAAGAGCATGGCAACCGTCGCCAATCTGGTGACAAAGCACAACATCGACATCGTGGTGATTGACCAGTTGACCCTGTTCGCTGCCAGCCGTGAGTGGAAGGACATCGCGCCGGCCACAACCGAGGCACGGCAGTTCGCTATCCGGGGTGTACCGGTCATCATGCTCAGCCAGGAAGATGACAAGGGACAACTCAAGTACGGTCGGGCCATCTACGAAGATGCGACCAAGGTGATCCGGGTATCCCCCAATCCCAAGACACCCACCGACGTGAAGATGCTGATCGTTGAGAAGAACCGTACCGGTGAGATGCACGGTGAAGTCCCGCTGGACTACAACCCGGCCCTCAGCCGTGTCGAAGAGATCGCCAAGGCACCGCCGCCGATGAGTTACACCGGCGACAACGACGTTGACATCACTGGACCGAAGGGCTGGTAACCGATGAACATCGAGGAGTATCTCGTCGGTCGACTTGAAGGCAAGGTGTCGTCCAAAGGCTGGTTCAACACCATGTGCTTGAGCCCCGATCATGTGGACACCCGACCGTCCTTCGGTATCTACCTGGAAACCGGGTACGGTCAGTGCTTCTCCTGTGGATTCCGTGCCGGTTGGATCGAGATTATCGGTCTGATCGAGAAGATGGACATGGTCAGTGCGGCGGTCACCGCCAATCGGATTGCATTCAGCCGCAACTTCACCACGACAAAGTCCACCGCTCGCCGTCGTAAGACAACCATCCACCCGTACTGGCTGAGCCGTGGGCTGAAGCTGTCCACCATCTACAAGTACGGGCTTGGGCATGACAGCGAGACGGATTGTGTGTACGCACCGGTCCATGATTACGACGGGAACCTCGCCGGGTACGTCCGACGTCGAACCGATACCAAGCTATACCTGAACGACACCGGTATTCAGAAGTCCGAGATCCTCGTCGGTTACCACATGAACCGCTATCCGATCCGAGAGCTGTATGTAGCCGAGGGTTTGATCGATACCTTCGTCATGAACCAGGAAGGATACCCAACCGTTGGTCGGTTGGGGTGGAACATGAGTGACAGTCAGGTCCGTGCCCTGCGGCGAACCGGAGCAAGGGTGATCGTCGTCGTCGATAACGACCACCTGTCTTTGAAACAGACCAAGCGGTGGACTACACTAGGATTCGACGTCGCATACACACAGCTCCCATACAAAGACCCTTCCGAAATGCTTCAGAAGGTTGGCCATGTGTCTCTCGCGTCATTCAACAAAGATGCTTGGCTATTCCGACAGGTCATGTGAGGAGGGTCAATGAGCGACCGTAAGAAGAAAACGCTGCTGGTCAGTGGGCACACTGACGTCACCAAGTTGGCTGGTGCCATCGCCAAATCCATTCGGGATCAGGACGATGTGATGCTTAGCTGTCTCGGTGCGGCGGCGATCCATACCGCCGGTAAAGCACTGGCTGCCGCCCGTGCGTATCTGGTATCCGGCAAGATTGCCCTGAGAGAACGTCCGTTCTTTGAGTTGACCAAGGTGGACGGCGCAGATCGTAACCTGATGTGCGTCAGCCTTGAGCCATACGCCATGTATTGAGGAGGAGAACCCGATGAGCCCAACCGACACCATCTACCAAGGTATTCCCCAAGGCATCCAACAGATGCTCGACGTCAGCAAGAGCGAACGTAACCAGGAAGCGGAGTGGCTGGCTGAAGATATTAAGATGCTGGCCACCCGAAACCCGAAGATCACCACCCAGTTATTCAAGGTTGCCGTTCACCACAGTGAAGCCGGCGACCTGTCACAGGTCAAACCGCTCCAGTCCCTGTACCGGACACTGAAGCAGTTTGTTGCCGAACTCACGAACGGCAAGTATCCCACCCTACTCAGCCTGCACTACAACGATGGTCTGGCTGACGAGGGTTGGGAAGCACCGCCCCATGACATGGCGGAACCCACCGCACTCGACAAGATGCGTGCCGACATTCATACGATGAAGCAGTCACCGCTCATTACCAAGGATGACATCCGCGCTTTGCCGGTCAGCACCGAGGATCAGTACGTCTACCTCAAGAACCTGATTGGCAATCGAGCGGTCGAAGTGCTAAGCCAAGCTGACCCGATTGTGGATGACACCGAACCGCTGATGCTGGAACCCAAACCGGTAGAGAAAGAACTGACCGCCGGTGAAGCCATCATCGAGCGCCGCAAGATGATGGTCCAGTCCCTGCTTAATCCGAAGTCCGCCGATCCTAGCCTATTGGCCGAAGCGAAAGCCCTGGTAAGTCAGGGTGATGTTGGCCTGATGATGGAGATGAACCGCTTGACCCCTGACACCGTCGTTATCAACACCGTCCAGTCTGCCCTGTCGTACACCGATAGCATGGAAACGGTACAGCCTGATACTGTTCAGCCGGATACCAAACCGGCCAAGCTCACCGCCAGACTAAAAGCCGACGTCAAGAACGTCGTGAACTCCATCACCCAGGACATCCCGAGCATCACCCTCGAACGGTTACTGGAGCATCCGCGGTTCGTTGCTGCTGCTCACGCTGAGCGTGACACGCCGTACAATTTATACGAGCGGTTGATGAGAGTGCCGCACGACATCCAGTTCCCAAAGGAGGCGGCATGCCTATCTGTAACGACTGCCGAAACGAGTCCAGTTTCCTCTTCTATTCCCGCTTCCAATCCTACCGTGTCGATTGCGCCCCAACCGGAGGACAGCGTGTCGCTGCACGAACTTCCGTCGACGGTCGAAAGCAACAGACTCGACTTGCTGTCCCCGGAGAAATTACCGGAGAGCATGATGACCACACCTTCTTCGATTACAGCTCCGTTGTCGGCAGAGGCGGCTGTGCAAGCTGCCATTCTCACGACGTCGATTGGTTCTACAACATCCTCCGTCAACGGCACATCGACGGCTGGCGATACTACATCCCATACGACGCCTTCGAATACATCCGCTCCTATCTTGTCCCTGTCGACCCTGTTACAAAAGCGAAAGGAACTGGAAAGCGAACTGACATTGGTCAAACAGCAGATCGCTCAGCATCTGGCAGCGGAGGAAGCGGAGGAAGCGTCACTCCGGGCGAGGCTGAAGGCCATCGAGGAAGCTAAACGGGCACTCTTGGATGGATAACGAGCCGCACATCTACGCTGTAAGGGAGACGTTGTACCCCTGGCGAGATAAGCGGATGTTTCTTGCGAGCATCACCGGCGGCAGACAGCTTCCGGTGGTGCTCACCGCCGAGGAGATCAACGATGCCCAATCGCAGGGAGTTAGTCTTAAACTTATGGCCCTTCGGAAGGCTCACCATACGACGGGCTATCCGGTTAAGTACCGTGGACGCCTATATTCCACCGAGCAAGGTCGTCGGAGACGTGGTGAACTTGAGCGGCAACCTGTACCGAGTCCGTGGATGGGTGGACCAACCGCACCATCTAGCCAGCCTGAAGCGAATGGGCTGGGTTTCGTCCACGATCTACCGGAGTTGGTGCTGGCTGACTTCTGAACTGCACCGTTACCGTCGTATCATTCAGCGAGGATTCGCAATGAACGGCGGCACAAGTGAGCAGACCAGCACCGATGACCGGAAACTGCCCGATCTGCGGCAGGAAAGCAACCTGGATTTACAGTGACGCTGGTTACATTGCCGTCAATACGGTGGATGCCAGCGATTTCGATTACGACCCCAACCGACATGACCGTCACGACTGTGAGGATGATCAACCGTGCCTACCGACACCGAAGAAATCACGGCAACCAAAGCAACGAACCCCTGGCACAAAGCCTTCCAAGAACCGATCCCGGTTCTCGACCATGGATTCGTCCGACTTGTAGATTGGATGGGTGACGACACGGCTGTAGTCGATGCCGCCCGTGTCAGCTACGGCCCAGGCACCAGCCGGGTAAGTGACAACCGCAACCTGATCCGTTACTTGATGCGGCACCGGCACACCAGCCCCTTTGAACAGTGCGAAATCAAGCTCCATTTGAAGATGCCGATCTTTGTGGCACGTCAGTGGATTCGTCACAGAACAGCCTCGCTGAACGAGGTAAGCGGTCGGTACTCCGTGATCAAGGACGAGTTCTACCTGCCCGGTGCTGAAGGGTGGCGCACACAGTCGACGACGAACAAGCAGGGTAGTGACGGTGCCCATCAGCTGGGCTTTATGATCGACTCGGAATACACCGATCTGTTCTCGTCGATCAAGGACACCTACACGATTGCAATCGACAAGGGTGTCGCCCGTGAGCAGGCCCGCATTGCCCTACCTCTATCAACCTACACCGAGTTCTACTGGAAGATTGACGTCCACAACCTGCTGCACTTCCTGTCACTGCGGATGGACGACCATGCTCAGCAGGAGATCCGGGTATATGCCGAGGCGATTGCCGAGATCGTCAGCGAGTGGATGCCCGAGACATGGCAAGCCTTCGTGGATTACCGGTTGGATGCGGTGACCCTCACCCGGTTGGACGTTGCGATCCTGGCATCCCGTACTCAGAGCGAAGCTATGGACAAAGCACACTCATTTGGGTGGTTAAAGAAGCACAGCCGTGAGCGCATGGAGTTTGAATCCAAGGCTGCACGGCTGGGTGTGAGCGTCCCGTGGCAGGAAGCGAACCTAGAGTAGCACACTAGGCAGGGCGTTGCTTGACCGTTATCTCAAGATCGCCCTTCGTCTCCCTCTCCGTGCCTGTCCAGTTGACGGTGATCCAACCGCGGTACTTACCGACGGTCCCGAGATCACCGTCTTGCCACAGGTAGACAACGATACCGTTGATCGCTTCGAGGATGGTCATGTTGTTGGTGAACAGAGCCACCCCATCCTTACCAGACTTCGACATGGAGAAGGTAACCGAGGCTGCCGTCGATAGGTCAACCGGTATGACGTTACCGGTGACATCACGGGTAACCAACTTCAGTTTCAAACTGGGTCGACGGTCACCCTTGTAATAGACTCGTGTGATACAGGACATCAGGTATCCTCAACAAACAGCAGTTCGATGTCGTGACCGGCGATCTCGAGTTCAACAGGCGGTGAGTCGGCACTGGTGTAGTTGATGAATCCTTCGGTTGCGATGGTGAATGCACCGATGTCCATTACATGCCCTCCACGATGATCGGGTTGACATCACCGACTGTCTCGTAGACGAACAACCGTTCACCTTGAGCAACCGGCGTCGTGTAATCTTGATCGGCAGGGTGCTTGTGCATGAACTTGATCTTGTCCAACCGACCGGCGGCGACGTTCCTGGCAGGTACGTTCTGCTCGGCGCGGACAAACTCGTAACGGGTGTTCTGTGGTAGGAGTGCTTCGACAAAATCCCTGACGGAGTTGATGATCGGGGTGAGTGTCGACGACGCATCTTTCACAACATCGATGTAGACTGTCTCACGGCGGTCCTTGCCCAACCGCCGGAACTGCATCACCGCCAAATAGTTACCCTGCGGGGCACTCGGCGGGATAGGTATAGCACCGACATAAAGACCGACATCGAGATTGCCCATAACAACGGGATTTGCGAGCATGTTGAAACCGTCGTGGATGAGAGCGACAATCATCGGTTGGGTTTCGGTGACAACCGGCTCGCCGTTTCTCGTGACGTCTAGGTATATGTAAGCGTCACCGCCTGGATATGCAATCACGGGTCATCCCCTATGTCCTGTTCAGCGATGTCGGCGGTGCAGCAGTTGCTGAAGCTGCTGCACCAATCCGACTCCACCTATGATAACTCAAGCCATGTTCGATCGCACTGTTGCCGGAAGCCTGATAACCTAGTGACTGAACAGCTCAGTATGAAGGAGATCGGTATGGCTGACGCACGGCATCGCAGTACGCGAGATGTTACCAAGGACGCAGATAAGAAACCCGCACCGAAGCGCAAGCCGTCCAGCCATTTGAAGGATGTCATCGACGCCATGGGTATTACCGGCTTCGATGAGAAGAAAGACGGTTGGGCTGGCATGCTCAAATTGCTGAGGTATGTCACGTTGCGCGCCGTCGCTGCCGAAGCGGTGTGTCAGAGCATCGCAGTGAACGCGCCGTCCGACAAAACCCTGGAGTACCTGAAGGGTTGGGCCATGCTGCTCAAACCGTCTGAACAGAACAAACTGAGCGGTGTTGACGCCGACGTTGCGGAAGCTGCGAATCAATAACACCAATTACAGCAGGAAAGAGGGGGAGGCCAAAAGCCTCCCCCTCCGTCTTGCACCTAGCCCTTACTTGAGGATCAGCGTGCGGATGACCCAACCGGAGTTCATCGGCACCTTCACCTGAATGGTGGTGCTGATGGTCCCGACAGTACCGACTTCGACGTAGTCGTAACCGGCACCCTGGGTGAGCATCATACCGTTCGCCCACACCATCATGTTCGCGCCGGCACCAACGGTGTAGGCAGGAACCGTGATAGTGTCATCGACTGCGGCATCGGAGGTCAACTCCGTCACAGCGAAGGCAGGCGACACGTCGGTAATCATACCCTCGATGCGGGTGATCTCGCTGGCACGAGCCGACACTTCGGCAGACAGATCGCTGGCGAGCGACGCATCCGCAGCAGTACGGGTCGAAGCCTCCGAGCTGATGCTCGCCGTCAGAGAAGCGTCAGCCGAAGTACGGGCAGACGTTTCGCTGGACAGGTCGCTGGCCAGGGAAGCATCAGCCGCAGTGCGGGCAGAGGCTTCAGCCGAGACAGCAGCAGCGCGGGCTGAAGCCTCCGTGCTGACATCCGAGGCCAGAGAGGCATCGGCGGCAGCCCGAGACGAAGCCTCAGCGTTAACCGAGGTCGCCAGCGAGGTATCGGCAGCGATACGAGCCGAGGCTTCGGAAGAAACCGCGGCGGCCCGATCCGACGCTTCAGCACTGAGGGCGCTCTCCAGAGAAGCATCGCCAGCAACACGGCTGGAGGCTTCCAAGGAAACCGCAGCAGCGCGAGCCGACGCTTCGGAGCTGATGTCAGACGCCAGCGAGGCATCCGCAGCAGTACGGGCCGAGGCTTCGGTGCTCAGGCTGGACTCCAGCGAGGCGTCAGCCGAGGTACGAGCAGACGCTTCGGCGCTGATGTCGCTAGAGACACCGGCGAGTTGCGTCGTGATCGTCGCAGCCAGATTGGCGTCGTTACCGAGGGCGTCGGCCAGCTCCTTCAGGGTGTCCAGAGCTTCTGGCGCACCATTGATGAGGTCGCTGATCTTCTGATCGGTATAGGCTTCCGCCACGGACAGAGCGTTGGCGACCGAACCAGACACTCCAGCCGAGCCTTCGAGTGTGGTAACACGATCATTCAGATCAACAATCCGCATGTTGTCGTTGTTCTGATTGTCGTTGATCGTTTGATTCATACCATTGAGGTAATCAATCAAACGAACTTCGTTACCTTGATTGCCGTTAAAGTTGCGCCAAACAAGGTCGTTACCAACCTTGATGTCGCCGCCCGTGTTGGTTTCAAAGTTCTTTTGAGTGTAAATCGTACCGCCGCCATCGACGTTGATTTCACCCCCAGGAACATAGATCCAACCATTGTCACGAATGTTGATTTCACGGATATTAGCCTCTCGGCCAAACATCCGATCAAAACCCATGCGATTGGCAGACAAGAAGTTCTGAACATCAACGCTGTAGCCTTTGAACCGCACAGAGCCGTGCAAGTTCACAAGGTGGGTATCACTGGCACCGATGTTGATGGTGGTATCCGGCCTGCTGAAGTCGCCAACCGTAAACGTCGGACCTTTGAACGACACATCATAAGCGAACTTAGCAGCCGTTTCAACATCAAGAATACCAGGATCACCAGTCTGATTGGTGCCGGTGACAACCGACAAGCCGCTTACGGTGTGATCATCAGTAGACCCGTATTGATTGCCACCCACCACAATCGACCAGCCGTTAGAGCCGTTCAGCCAACGAACATCGGCAACGGTGGTGAACTCAGCCAACTGATAAGGACCGACCCAAACGCTAACTACCCCAGCAGGAGACATTTGCAGTTTGAGTTTGTTTCCCTGGTCAAACCGGCACTCTAGCGGATACGGGCGTCCACTTTCATTGTCAAACCAGTTTCCATCCCCAAGTTGCCAACTAGGCACTTGAATGACTTGGTATTCGCCACCGGGCGTTTGCAACGACAAAGACGCAGTTTGAGGAACAGTCGGGTCGTACTGAACAGTAACCCCGTAATCAAACCGGTCAAAATCTTGACTGGTTTTGTTAAGATTAGCACGAGTAGGCGTGCTGACAAACCCTAAGAAAGTGCCGTTAGAAGAGATAGACGCCGACACCGACCAAGTGCCTTTAGCGGGGTTAGCATCAATCGTGCCAACCTTGTAACCCCAACCGTTACCGCCGTTCGTAGTGCCGGTTACAGTTAACGTCGCACTGTTACTATCATAAGTAGCAGTACCGGCATCTAGGAAACTTTCAAACCCAGGAGCCATCGGGCTGTTTTGCCCAAGAGTACCAATTTGAACCGGGGCTTCAAATCTTGCATTAGTCGCAAAGTCAACAAGCGCGCTTTGGCTTGGGTCGTTGGAATTGTACCCAACAAAGTTCACATTGTTGTAAAAAGCAGCGTACTTCTGGAACGTGGCCGGCAGGCGAACGTCAAGACCAGACATCCCTTGAACAGCAAAGGCGTTGTAGTCACCGACGACAACCGCCATACCATCTGGGCCATTCGGATCAATCCGCAGAGCGTTGACACCCGTGTTCGGGTCACCGACCGTGAGCTGGTTGCTGACTTGCATGTTGGTTTGAGTCAGCGTTTGACCATGCGGATCAGTGTTGGCATTTTCGTGATTAGTCAAACTGGTATACAGTTCAACTTCAGCCGTTTGAGCACGGCTGATTTCCCAACCCAAGCTGACAGCAACCGACTCTTCAGCCGAGGTGGCCCGGCTGATCTCAGCAGCCAAACCGTCAGCAAGGCTGACAGCCGCCGAGGTTTCCTGGTTCATCGCATCCGAGATAGCAGCATCCCGAGCCGAGGCTTCAGCCGAGATTTCACCAGCCAAGCTGGCTTCCGCCGATTGGGCGCGGCTAACTTCGCTGGACAGGCTGGATTGAACGCTGGCATCAGCAGCATCGCGGGCCGAGGCTTCCGCAGACACGGCATTGGCCAAGCTGGCTTCAGCATCCTCAGCCCGAGAGGCTTCGGCGCTCAGGTCAGCACGAACGCTGGCATCAGCGGCGGCACGAACCGACGCTTCGCTCGACACTTCGCTGTCGGTGTAGGCTTCAGCCTGCGACAGGGCGTGCTGGATCGAGCCAGAAGTTTGCGCGTCACCTTCGATGGTGTCGAGACGAGTACCCAGACCGCTGATCTGAGTGGCAAGGGTGCCGCTCAGGTTGGGATCATTGCCCAACGCATCAGCAATCTCTTTCAAAGTGTCGAGCACGGCAGGAGCGCCGTTCACCAAGCTGGTGATGGCGCCGTCCGTGTAAGCCTTGGCATCCTTCAGGCTCTTGGCGATAGACCCAGAGGTCGCATCATCGCCTTCAACCGTGTTCAGCCGGCCATGCAGGCTGTGGATGGTGTCAGCGGGAGCCGTGTCGAACTCCTGCTCACCCAGCAAGTCTGCGAACATGCTCAGCAGGACATGGGAGAAACCTTCCATGTTCGTCTGCGAGCGGAAGTCTACCCGAGCGATGTCGGAACGGTAAGTGGCGGGGGCTTTGACTTGTTTCTTCAAGTCAAAAATGGTGAAAGCCATCCTGTTCGATCTCCTCTACGTTAGGCCATGTAAGTGACCCATACATTGTCGTCAGGTGTCGGGTAGAGGAGTTGGCCGTGGACATCGGGCTCGAGAATGAACGTATTGTGCGACAACTCCAAGAGCCCCTTGGTGTGGACGGCAGCTTGGCCGTTCCAGTACATGGTTAATGTTCCGGGGATGTAGTCGTACTGCGTCTGAAAGGTGTTTGTATGACCGTCGATCTGAGGCTGAATGCCGTGGTCAATGACGAGTTCGGGGGCGAAGGTGGCCATTATCCAGGCCGCCTGTTCGCAACAGCTACCTTCAGCGTCGGAGCGGTGTCATCGAGGCTGTCAGCAGTCGGGCAAGGTGTGCCCGATTCGACTATCGCACGAAGTGTCGGATTTGTATAGAGCATTAGCACAGCCCCTCGACATAACCGCCGGTACTGTTGTTGATGGTCAGGATCTGACAGCGGGGCGTTTCACCGACACGGGCAATGCCGAGATGCACCCAGCTATCGAACTCCAGAATCATCTGGTCGATCCCGAACTCTTTCATCTTGGGCTTGACCTTCTCAGCAAACTGCCGAGGTGTGAGCCCAGGACGGTTGGTATCAGCAGCACGTCCAGTCATATGAGCACTGGTCTTGCTCCCGCCCACCGCAGCATTGACCGCTGGTCCACGGTAACCCGAGGTCACCACGATAGGACCACCGACCAGGGCACGCACCTTCTCCAGCATGGCGCAGGTACGCTTCAAGTTGGCAGTGCTGTCTGCATCCGGGGTGTTGTTCAGTCCTTGGCGAGCTGCCGTCTCGCTGACGGTCATCTCGGCTAAGGTGAAGTGTTCACTTAGCTGCATGATTACCTCGCATAGCGGTCGAACCGTCCCACTCGACGGGAGGTAACGGTTGGGGTTTCTTCAGAGTGTTCCGGTTCTTGGGCTTCTTCCGTTTTTTCTTCGACGACTTCAGCCACGACGGTTGGCTGTTCGGCTGGTTGCTCGGTCGACTGCTCGACTGGCTGTTCGACCGATGGTTCGACGGGTTGTTCAACGGCAACAGGCTCACCCTCTGCAATGATTTCACCCTGCCACATATCACCGCCGCTGATGACAGAGACGGTGAGTCGACCGGGTTTGTGGAATGTAACTGTTCCCTCAGTCAGGTTCTGCCCACATGACGACAGGTCACCAATCAAGGTGACCTGTGCACGAGGGGTCCAGTGAGGGATCTTTACCGCGACATTGACGCGACAGATCATGCTCTCGACCTCCTACATGGAATAGGTGGGAGTGTCGATCAGCGTTTGTCGGTGAGAACGTACTGGAGTTGTTCCCGGTCCTGGTAACGTCCGTCGTTGAATTGGAAGAACGTACAGCACACGAGATCCACGCCCAATGGTATCAGCTCCCGCCGCACAATGGCAGCGGCTTTGACGGCGAGATTGTATTGGTTGGCGTCATCAGTAAGAATGGTCACCTTGCGGGTGACCAGAAAGCTGTTGTGGATTGACGCTGCAAGGTCGTTGGTAGTGTCGTTCGGACCAATACGGATCGTCGTCGATTCGCTCATCTAGCCATTCCCTGTCGTGAAGATAGTCTCAACCAGCACGTTCTTTTGTCTGGACTTAACGAATCGCAGACCGCTCACCCAATTATACAGGCGACCGGCCCAGATTTTATCCCCTGCTACTGGTGCAGTTACGGTTGGCGCTGGCGACGAACCGTTGACAGGGAATAACGGCGTCAGTCCAGGGCTTGTCAGAGTGATAGTATTACCGGTGATTGACAGAATGGTACCGATTTGGCTGTTCTCGAATGTTGCTCCGTTGATGTCGGTGGTTGTTTTGCGATGAATGATCTGGTCGCCTTGAGCCAACAAGGACGCATCATCGACGGCGAATGTCACGGCAGTAGGGGCTGGTGATGCCTGTACGGTGAGCAGGTTGGGGGAGTCAGCGTAGACACCGGCCTCGTTGATAAGACCGTCGACGGTTGCCAGGTTGGGCGGGTACTCGGTGAGATCGGGGCTGATTGTAATGACGCAGTTGGTCGCCGCCGCATTGTAGATGACACTCGTTAGATTGGCGTAGACGTAGGTTTTGTTCCCTGAGCCCAGGCCAATCCGAACGAGGTCGCCCTCACGGAACCGCTTGAAGTAGCTAGAGACGTAGGCTGTGTCCAACGGCGACAGACCGGATAGGTAGGGTGCGATGGTCCAGGTGTTCTTGCTTTGGTTGGCTGTACCGGCATACCTGTCGGTGATCCTGCCCTGTGGCACATTCGCTTCAAGCGAGGAGAACGTGGTGGACAGGATGATCTGGTTTGCTGACCGTGCCTTGTTGTCGATCACCTTGCGGTGAAACTCGGCAGCAAGGTTGGTGCCGGTGCTGACCGGAGGTACTGCACCACTACCCAGCGCCTGCTGTGTAATAGCCATGGTGTCTCGGGCAGTCGCCGTGCCAAGGATACGCGAGATGATGGAGTTGATGAACACATCGGTGATGAGGTTTCGATGATCGACAACCACCTCTTGGTTGCCGTCGTCGTCCACCTCGATCAACCGAACACGCCCATGGATCGGTGAGGTTTCGTTGAGGATTATCTGAGTCACGGCTGTGCATCAACCCTTCTGCTGATCGTCGAACACAGTCGGCTTGTCACTGGGTTTGTTATTGAACAGCGCAGTCAGCAGACTACCGACAGCGGTCACCGCAACTTTGACCCACGCTTTCTCGACCAACCCGCTGGCAACCACCCCAGCAACAGGTGCGGCAGCAACGACTTTGCCAGATACAGTATCAGCATTATCAACAAGGAACTGACCGAGTAACGTGACCATCTGTGTAACGAGATCGTGATTCATTGGTGCACACCCTTTCCGCTCATGTAACTGACGACAACGTCGATGCCCTTGGTGATAACGGCGGCGAGCATGGCAGCGATCAGCGCCCACCGCTTCTCTTTGGTTTGACCGTGAACGTCCTTGAGTTCAGCAACGGTTGTTTTCAATCGGTTGTGGTCTTGGATGAAACCGTCGCGGTGGGTGCCGTCAGGCATGATGCCGCCTTCGAGGAAAGCGCGTGTTGCCTGGACGTTGTCTCGGACCTCTTGCAGTACCTCCCAAAGATGGGCGTTATCATCAGACATAACCGTAGCTCCTACGCAGTGACGTGTTCAGCTTTGAAGGTGGCAATCACCTTCGGTTTGTCGGACATGTCAGTAACGGTGAGCGTACCGGTCGAGGCGTCGAAGGTCCATTTACGGCAGGTTGCTGGGTCGGCTTTGCCCTCCTCGTCATAGGTGATGTTCTCGGTGGTGAGATCCGTCCACTGCCCATCGGGAATCCAGTGGAACTTGCACTCACCAAACTCGTTGTTGATGGCAGCAACGATGTCGTGATCCCGGCGGTTACCGCAGTATGTCTGGTTACCGTTGGGTTTGGTGATAATCCACATAGTCTGTCTCCTTTAGATCAGGTAACCACCGATTGATGCTGTCGCGCCTGTGTAATAAGAGTTAGCGTACACAGTCAACGTCAACGTGACACCACTGGCGCCTCCACTAATTACGTCCATACCCTGCCAGGAATCGCTCATAGTCGCCGGTGCGGCTTGGTACCCAGTAGCACTCGCTGAAACTATTCCTTGAGTCGTCTCATGTTTAGCCGCGTGACCATTAAACGTGGCGTATGCAGTCGAGTTTTGGATCATGGTGATGCTGCCGCTAGGGTAGTTATACGGGTACGTCGTGTAACCGTTTATGTTTCTAACGTGCAACCCCGTCAACACAAGAATACGACCGGCTGGTACGACGACGTTAACTGACATCGACGACTCGCTGTAGTAACCACCACGGGCTGTCGCTGCGAACGAAACTGTTGAGATCGGATCACCGGCTTTCGGTTTACCGTCCCACGGAGAGAATACTTCCATCATCGGTTAAGCCTCCAACTGTGTGCGTGCTGTGCAGATGACACTGCCACTGGCAGAGTCGGTGCCATAGGTGTAACTGTACCGTGCAATGGCAACGCCACCCATCCACAATTCGTGGCTGGTGATACGGTTCAGTGTCATGTCGTAGATACCGGTTTCGGTAACCGTGCCGCCTGCCATCGGGTAGGTCTTGGTCACAGTCTTTTGTCCGGTTGACGGCGAGTTGTTCGTCACCGTGCTGCTGAACGGGATGGGTGTCACCGTCATCTGCAACGGGTCGATACTGCCCGAGTTATTCGAGGCAGGCGCCGCCGGTTGGGTGTTGGGCGGATGCACGATGATCTTGAACTGCGATTGACCGGCGGTGTTCAGCGTGACCCGGCCATTGGCATCAACAGTGCAACCACTCACCGCAGCCAGATCAGCTTGACGGCACCGGTACCACGGACCAGCACCGGCACTCGCACCAGCCAGGGCAACGTACACCCACATGTACGGAGTGAAGCCGCTGTCGACTTGATCGACGGTAACCTGCACGCTGTTCTGTAACGTGGTCAGTGTCACCGTGGCTTCCGACGAGCGTGTGGTTTCGCCGTTTGGTGTCTCGTAGGTGAATCGCATGTACTTGGCTTGGTTAGCCGTCATGGTCGCACCTGTAGCGGTGGACCCCACGATAGCGGACACACCACCGGTGCCGATCTTCGGTGCACTCACCTTGATCGGCCAATGCTGGGCATCATGGTCGTTGAGGTACGACCCCAGCGTATTGAAGTTGTTCCGCAATACCAGCGAGTTGATGCCGGATGATTGCGCCGGATCTGTGAATGTTGGTACTTGTTTTGCCATTGTCCCTCCTAGCCTAGTGCCACGATCAGCAGGCCCCGCCCGTTCATCGGGGAATACACGCCGTCATCCGTCACAAGCTGCAACCGACAACCGGTGGTCGTGAGGTTACTGACGTCTGCCCGTAACCGCTGACCAGCTTGGAAGAACGGAAAGAACGCCGCACCCGGAACAACCGGATACGGCAAGCTGTAGGTGATGTCGGTGCCGGCGAGAGGCACGTCGATGACCAAAGTCTCACCGTAGCTCTTGCCGTTGAACGACATGGAATAACTGGTGAGACTGGCAGGCGCACCGGTCGACGCCTGCGGCACCGTCGCGGTGAATCGAATGCGGTTCATCTGAACAGGTGCGATGGTGAAGGTGGCACCCGACTGCGACCCTGTCAAAGGAGCCCAGGTGGCGCCGCCGTTGGCTGAGTATTCAGCGGTAATGAGGGGTGTGCCGTAAGGAAAAGTCCCTACGACGTTGATGGTCCCACCAACGAGTAGCGTGGTTGGGAACGAGCACGACTGGCTGGTGTAACTGAACGAGGTGACCCAGTTATCGTAGGTCGACCCGGTGTCGTAGGTGAGAGCGCCGTCATGGAACGTCGTACTGTTAGGGTACAGCTTACCATCGTAGGCGTAGACCGAACAGTTAACTTTCGTGCCTGACCAACCGCTGTCGTTCCCGCTGGTCGAGCCGTAGGGTACGGCACCACCGAACCCACCGGATACGCCAGACACACCCGTGGTACGGGAATCCAACTGGCGAATGTCGGCTTCAACCGCCTGACCCCATTGAACGGATATGTCCTGATCCGCAATCGGCTTCTGACTACTGAGTAGTGAGTCAATGTTCAACATGCTGTACTCCTAGTCCATCGAGAAGTCGACGCGGGCGATGGCGGTGAGCTTGTTGGTCTTGCGAAACGTGAAGCCAGTCGCGTGGTTGGCCAGGATGCCGCACTCGACAACCGATCCTTCGATAGGCAGAGCGGTCATGGGGTTTGTGACGGTGATCACACTGCCGACCACCGTGTTGACCTGGACAATCGCAGACGTAGAAGCACTGGTCTGGATGTTCAGGTACTGACCGACGCTAAACAGCGACGGGTTGCTGACCACGAAGCTGGTACTGGTGATTGGTGACTGCACGATAGCTGCCCCAACCGACATGAACGTACCCGCTTCACGGACAACCTGCATCGCATACCAACCGCTCGCTGGTGCTGGTACGGCGGTCATGTTCAAACCTGGGGATACCAGTGTAACCACCTTGGTCGACGGGTTGATCGCACTGACCTCGACGAACTGGGCGTTGGTTGTCACACCGACAGTGTTGACCGGATTGATCTCCAGCACATCACCGACGGATAGCCCGGTAACACTCGCTACCGTGATCGACGTACTGGTAGGTGCAGCAGTCAGGGTGGTGACCAGCGTGTTGAGTTCACTGAAAGCGATGTTGCAATCAGCGATGAAGTGGTTGCCGCTCAAGATACCGGAAGTAACTGGCTTCCGCAGAACTTCACGGCCAAGGATCACGTCCGCGCTGGTCGGTGCGGCGTTCGACGTGCCGAAACCGAACCGGGTAACGAGCGTACTGCTCGTGTAGGTCTGAGCAATACCGGCCAGCGGTCCAAGGATTCGCTGCTTCAGTGCGTCGGTCACCAGATTGTTACGCTGCTGACAGACTTCGTTGCCGTCCTCATCGAACAGCGTCAGTGTTACCACGCCTTTGATTGTGACGGGTTCGATGATGTGCATGTGTCCCTCTACGGTACGTTCTTCCACTGTGCCCTCCCCCATTTTGCACGATTGATCGCATTTACGGCAGGCGCTGACCAGTGGAATGTCGAGTTGTTACTGACGTTGGTGAATGTCATGGCATCCGAGATCAGCACGGTTTCGGCCATTGGCATGTCAATCTTGGCAAGTTGTACGGACATGGTGTCGGTCATGACGATGCTCTCGGCCATCCAGGGATTGTCCATCCCGTAGATCGTGACCGACTCACCACCGAGATTGAGCGCCGAGATAAGACGGGCATCCCGCTCATAGATGTCGATGGCGTCGAAGATGACCTGACTGCTGTTGTTGCCAAAAGAGTTCAACTGACCGTCGATCAACTTACGGAAGATCGTGGTCAGGGCGAACAGACGGTCGTTAAAGTCCAGGGTGATCTGCCATAGCTGCCGGTAATCCACATCCTGGGCACCGGTATCTTTCCACACAACCTGCTTCTGGACGAACAGACCCTGCAAGTTGCGGTTGACCAGACTGAACTCAACCGCCTTACCAGCTTTCGGATACACCTTGGTACCGGTGATCCCCAGCTCATTGCTGTTCCAGTCGGTGAACTTACGCAGCAGGTAGCTGTTAGTGTCGAGCGTCATGCGGACCATGGGATTGGCACGGTCGGACAGTTGTGCCCGAGCTTGCTGGATTGCCTGATCGAACCGCATCAACCGGTCATCTTTAGTCGAGAACTCCCGCTCACCGTTGTCGCCGTTATTGAACAGATCCTTCAGGGTGTTGATGCTGTCCATGTCCTTGAGCTTGATGGTCGACGGTATGTTGCTGAACACATACGGCTTGTCGCCGCTGGACTCAAGGATCGGTGAGCTGAGGATGATGTTGCCAGTGTCGAACACCTGGGCCACGGTATACCGGTAGTTCGAACCGGGGATATAGAACACCGCACCGGCTTTGACGTAGCTTGCCCAGTTGGCATTACCGAGCGGTGCAATGTTGGTGCTGTTCAAAGCTACACGGGCCAGACCCTTGTCGTAGTCGTAGGGGTTGGTCGATCCAGATACGGCACCGGCGTTCAGCCCAGTAGCATACTCGCTGTTGTAATCGAACCAGATGACGTTCCGTACCTGCGATAGGTCACCGACATCAATGGTCGGTGGCTTGGTACACATCTCATCGACATTGTCGTCGGTGAACTTGAACGACTCCCGAACGTAGATCGGCGGCCCAAGGCGGATGGACTTGGTATTGGCGAGGCTAGTCGGTGCGGTTTCCTCGATGTACCACGTCCAACCTTCGGACGCAGCGAGATCATCCAGCACCTGACGCACCGGCTTACGCTCAGCGACATACTGTGGTCGGCGGTAACGACCAGCCTTATCGCCGCTGGTCGGTATGCTACTGCTATCGAAGTCAGGCGCGTGCGACTCGATAACATCCGCGAAGATGAAACCGGTCTGCTTATCCTCCCAGATGTCGGTGACGGTATGACCATCTAGGGTGTAACCGGCGGATGCTGCCTGCACGGAGTAGACGAAGTGGTAACTGCCGTCCTCTGTACGAACAATCGGTTCTTCCGGTTTTCGGATGATTGCACCAACGAAGATGTTCACACCAGCCGGGTCTTGGTCATCACGGATCGCCACGATATGCCCGCTGTCCGGTCGGTACCGCACCAGATTGGTGTAGTCATCCGGGTCAGGCATATCGTGGGCAACCGATACGGGGAACATCGGGTTGTGAACGAGGGCCATGGTCGGCGGTGAGGGGTACATCGGGTTCTCCAGCACGAAGCTGGCTTTACCGATCTCACCGCCGGGCAGATCCGTGATGGAGCAGGACTTCGGTCGGTAGTAAGCCGTGAAGTCGTAGCCGTTAACCAGGATTTGCAGCATCAGAGAATCCCCTTGAAGGTGAGTTCATCGGCCAACTGCTGGGCGAACCGGTTCATGTCCATATCAGGGTGGATGTAGTTACCGCTCACCGTGATCGCAACCGACTTGCTTTCCTTTGTCAGCATAGAACCAATCCGCTGTGCCATGAGCATGGTCGTGGCGGCGAGGTTACCGATGTGGAACGGATCTCTCGACGTCTTGACTTCTTCACCTGGGGTGAGCCATGCAGGCACGGTGTCATAAGAGTTCGGCGGACCACCAATGAACGGGTTACGAACGATGCCGCCGTCGGCGTAACCGATTACACCACCGTTCTGCAACACTTTTGCATTGCCGTTGATGTCTGTGTAGACGTAGTGTCCGTCTTGGATGCTGACCGACCCACCTTCGATGTCCTGTGAGCCTACGCCGCCCTGTGATTTATCCCCTTGGATGGCTGTGTAGCTCCAGCCAGGGCCACCCGACGACGATGAACCACCAGACGATGAACCGGTTGGTGTAGATGCACCGGCGATTATCTTGTCGATACCCAGCAGGCTCTGTATCTGAGCGGTCAAGGTCTTGAGCGGCCCTTGCACGATGCTGTCAAACGCCTTGTTCATGGCATCAGCAGTGGTACCGGTTACTCCTGACAGACTGATGAGATCCTTGCCGATCTGAGACACCTTATCCGCATAGGTGGTAACCGGTTTGGTGGCCGTCTCCCAGGACTTAGCTGTTTGATCAGCGTTGTCGGGATTGAGTATGGCCTTCAGTTGGTCGGTCGGTACGTCCACACCAAGCAGCAACTGCTTGAACAT